ACGGAACGCAAGAGTGAATGACCTTATCGGAACAAGTGCAATTTTTATTGCGAGCTTTGCAAATGGCGCGATGAGGTCAGCGATAAACGCAACAACTGGTTTTATGGTTTCTCCGAATCCACCGACGCCACCAGTCAGACTTTCCCATCCGATCGCAACGTCATTAAGTAAGATCTTGAACGGCTCAAGCACAGCGCTACGGAGCCCTTCCAGCTCATCCCAGAAATAGATAACAGCAGCCGTCGCCGCAGCAACTCCGGCAACAATCCAGCCTACTGGGCCGGTTACCGCAGCCATTACACCGGCGAGTCCTCCGCTTGTTCCGAGCACTCCGACAAGTCCGGCAACTGCCGTTGTCATATTCCCAATTACCATCAGCGCCGGGCCAATCATCGCAACCATTCCTGCGATCTTGATTCCAGATGTCAAAGATTCATCCGATAGGTTTGACAGCTTTTCAATAATCGGATCTATCCTATCGAGAAATCTAGAGACAATCGGCAATAGCTTGTCACCAATTTGAATCCCAAGTTTCTTCACGCGCTCTATCATTTGGTCATACTGGAAACCAGCCTTATCGATTCCTTTTGTCTGCTCACTGAACGCTTCGTTCATTGCTCCGGATGCGTTCTCCATATCTCGCGTTCTGTCGGCGAGCGTTCCGGATAGTGTTCCGGTCAGCGCGAGAACACCGTTTAGCGCCTCGACAGACTCGAACATCTTGGACATCTTATCCGTGCTTCCGCCTGTGTATCCGGCGAGCGCTTTCAGTGTTCCTCCGAGTCCTAGCGTCTCAATCATTGCGCTTCCGGATGAATACCCGAGAGACCGTAGTGCCTTCTTCATTCCCTCCGTCGGGCGGATTAGCCCGGCAAGCGTAGCGCGTAATTGGGTTGAAACCTCTGCCGCGTTTCCGGTGACGCCTGTCATGGCTGCGTATGCCCCGAAGAGCTCTTCTTGCCTTACCTTTAACGTCGCAGCAATCGGAATAACGCGACCCATCGAATTTGCGAGATCCGGGAAATTCGTCTGCCCCATGCGGACGACCATGAGCGCCATATCAGCAGCCTTCTGTGCTGCTGCATCCGTGGTATCTCCGTATCCTTTCGTGGTTGCCGAAACGAACGACAGCGCTTCTTTCACGTCCGACAATCCAGCGCGCGCCGTCTTCGCCGCAATAGAAAGTTTTGTAAGCGGGTTCTTCTCGTCAGGGAAAGCGGATATTGTTTCGTATAATCCTTCAGAGATAATCTTCGATGCTGTGCCTGTCTCTATTCCGAGATCAAGCACGGCTTTTCTCATTTCAAGAAGTCTCTTTGTTTGTCCAGGTATAAGCGTTCCAACGTTCGCCATTGACCTATTTAGGTCCCTGGACATTTTAAGAGATGCGCCGCCAAGTCCAATAACCGGAAGGGTTACAGCGGCGGTCATGGTCTTCCCGGCGGATGCGATTTGATTACCAATCGCCTTCGCGTCCTTGACCATTTTTCTGAAGGCTTTTGTGTACTGGTCTACGCCGACTATCGGTACTTTGATTGGTGGCGTAGACGGCATCAGTATTTCCCTTCAATAACCGCGATTGCTGCGGTATGCCAAAAACTCAAGTCATCAAGATCGAACTTTTCAATAACATCCGGATGCCACCCGTACGCCTTCGCAATTATTCTTTCACACTCTCTCCAATTGCGAGGCCACTCATCAAAAAAGGCATCACCACCGCACGGACAGCAGCGAGGTCATCCCCTTCCAGCATTCGGATGATCGACAACGGTACGTCGGTCATCGCAGATGCGATCTGGTCAACGTGTCCCCATTTCCAATCGCCTGGGTTCATCGGTAGATTTTTTTGCATCTCTCCGTTCGGCTTTCTCAGAAACGTGATTGACAACTTGTTCGCGTATTCCCTGGAAAGCTTGATCGTGTGACCCGGAATCTCGATCTTCTTTTCCTTTTTGTCGACGTCTCCGCTTGTGTCATCAACATCAACTGACGAAGAGCTGTCGACGTCATCCAGTAAAGAAGCCGTGCTGTCTTTCAATTCGAAACTGTCGAACTCGTCTTGCTTTTTTCCCATGACTATCGAATCTCCTCCGCGCTCTTAGCTCCGAATTCGAGATTGATTTTTCCCTCTCCGGTTTCTACCTCTCCGGAACCGGTGTACACTGCCTTCTCGAACATGATCCGTTTGCTGTTCGCAATTTTCAAAACGATAGTAGCATTGGTAAGAAGGCAGATATCATTCTTCACATCGGTTCCGTATGAATCGCGGCTTTCGCCTTTGATAAACGGAGCCATTGGTTCCTCTTTGAATCCGTGCACCCTGTCGGGTCCAACGAGAACCTCTCGCCTTGGAGTACCGAGGTGGTAGGTGAATGTTCCTACAATATTAAATACCTTGCCGTTTGCGCTAAATTCAAGTGTCCCAGCAACTCTTTCCATGGTCACCTACTTCCTGAATTGGATCGTGCCGGATCCAACGATGAATTGATTCATAAGGTCGGGAGGCAATAGCCACTCGACGCGCTCAGATCCGTTTCTATGAACCCTAAGTTCCTTCTTGAACTGCGCAAGTACGGCCTCTCCGAGTTCGAAAATTCCCTCGAACTGCATATCCTTAAACCATGCGATAGCCTCGGCCTCCGCAATGTCCAAAGTCATGATTGATTGTCCAGCCTTCACATCACCGCCGGACGTAGACAGCTTCGCGCGCGGGTACTTGTTCAGAATCTGGTTCACGAAATAGTACCTTGATGCCGACAGTTGAAACACTGTGTTCATTTGCTGGTACGCGGTATCCGCGCCGCCGGCTGAATTCTGACGGTACATCGTGACGACAGACTCAGTCTGGACTCCTCGAGCATGCGTGAGCGTGCAAATTGAAGACACGGCGAGATTGTTTCTCTCGGTATCAGTCCATGAGTCCGCGGATGCGACAACGTCGAATCCGACAAGGTTCATGCGGTGCAGCGGGATCGCGGGATCCTCTTGAATCGATGCTGCGATTGCAGCCGCTACACCCGCCGAAAGCTCGTAGGTGGAAGCCATCATTCCGTAGCCTGGGAACGTTCCGACGAATGCGGAGTTTCGATTCGCTACATCGGTCCCGTACGTGACAAGATTAGCCCTCGTGTCGCGCACTGTTCCGATTGCAACCGAAGTCTTCTGGACCATGACGCCGTTTTGTTCAGCAAGCCACGATTCCAAAATGTTCATGCTCGTGTTGTCGGTGTACGGATTCGCGATGACGTTGAACCATTGGCTTCCGACTGCCGCGAGAGCATCGGTAATGTCAGGATCAACAGTCCCTGGTGTTGTCGCCGCAATACTCACAGTGATACCGGCAGGAACCTTCTCACCGCGATTGTAGCATACCCGAACATCGAGATCCCCGAATGCAACCCCGCCCTGCTTTGCGGTGGCCGTCAAGGCCGTCGACAGTCCGCCTACCGTACACGGTAGGTTGTTCACGTCGGCCGTCGCCGCAGCGGCAAGGCCAGTAACAACATCGGCTCCGCCGTCGCCTACTTCGACAGTGACAGCATACCGCTGCCCGGCGATGTACAACGGGAGCTCACCGCGTTCAGTTGCCGTTCCGGTAATCGTCACGACCCGCGTTGCCTTCGTTGCTCCGGAAGTATCCGCAAGCGAGATGATACCGATCGGGAATGTGTTCCCATTTCGAACGGCCTTCTTGAACATGCGATGGGCACCGGATCCGAATCCGTGCTTAAGCGCGGCCTCCGATTCCGATGTACAGAAGTCGAGAGTCTCGGCCGGAACAGTTCCAGCGGACAATCGCTGCCCGATTATGAGCATCTGGATCGGCATGTCTTCAGGCCCGGCATTGGCCTGCGAGCCGTCAAAGTCCAATCCCATAAACGGGATCATGATATTGGATGGAACGCCGCTCATTGCTCACCGCCTTTTTTCTCTGCTTTTTTTTCGACCTTCGCAACGGCAATTAAACTGCCGTCATTCATCAGCCGTTTAACAAAAACTGTTTTTTCAACCTGCACCACTTCATCAGGGTACGGGCGCCCGCGCTCATCAAGGACATTACTCCCGGCGGGTTTAACAAAAATCTTCATTGAATTGCTCCTTCAATCGGCATCAATACCGGGTCTACTGTTTCCGGTGTGGTGCCGACTCGAATAATGTCCGCCTTGTACGTTTTGAAATCAGGAAGCCGCATCTCCGGTATCGATTCGGTTTCGTATGGAAACACGATGCGAATATCCATTGCGATAATCTTCCTTTCGTTCTCAATCTCGACCTCATAGAGAGAAGACCCGGTGATCTGATGACCCCATGTGAGTCCACCTGACGGGCGGTCCGCATCGAATCCTGGAAGCCGCTTCGCAAATCTCCAATCGGATTGGATAGCGTGCTCGACCTGCATCGAAAGGAAATCGATGAAGTCCTCCCCCTTTTCGCTCTCGTTAAGCTCTTCGCCTTCCGCGATAATGTCCTCAACAACGATCGTGACAATGACGGCTGCGTTTCTTCGGTACGACTTCGGGAAGAATTCATCACCAAGGATAACCTTGTTTTCCTCGTCTGAAAATGTGATGTTCACGGCCGGGAGTTCATTCAAGAACAAGGAACTCTTCGCGCGATTGACGAACACTCGTCGGCCAACATCAACATTATCACGAAGCAACGCCGCCAGGTAGTGGCGTATCTTTGCGCGTGTTGTGATGACCTGTGCCGTCATTTTTCAGAGTCCTATAATTCCAGATTCCGACCACGTGATAGTTATGTCACCGCCGGAAGTAGTGAGCGGAAACTCAGCAGCATCGTCAATAATCGCGATAAGCCTAGTCTGTGAAAGATCATCGTTATCAAGAAAAATAACAACGGCATCCGCGTTGATCCCAGCGGGAGACACTGACGGAAACACGGTGTCATCTGCATCGAACGAGGCTCCTACGATCATCTTACCGGACATTGCGCATTCAGAAAGAATAGCCTCTTCCGGTATGTCAGAAAGCATCACATCATTTACCGTATCAGGTGTGTACTCTTCCAGGTTGATAAGCGCTGCTGATATTGGAGAATTGACAAAGTCAACATCTCCTCCGAGTAGCGCCACCTTTCCCGAATTGTACATTCTGCGCGTCATTCTTCACCGCCCACGAATCTGCGAGCCTGGACGAGAAGAACTTCCGCCTTCGCTTTGCTGATACCCTTCAAGGAAGAAAGATCGTCAGCGCTCCACACGGTGAGATCTTGCATTGTCTCAATGCCTGCGCCTCTCAGTGAGTTCAGAATCTTGTCCGTGATTCCGGAAAAGTGCTCTATGGAAATACCGTCGTCTTCGATTTCTCGAATCATGTCATCAGCAGAAGGAATAACAAGCAACGGTCGATCATGGTCAACAGTGACAGCCGCTATAGGAGTGTCCGAGAATGCCAATAGGCCGCACTCAACAAGTCCAACGGCTCGGCTGTATTCCATTTCAAACGGAGGCTCGCCGAACGAATGTCGGTCCCTGTCAATCATCACGGTCATTTTTTTAGCGACTGTCACCATTACCATTTGATCACCTCTTAAGATCCGGCCGTTACAAGAGCGGACACAACCGCGCTCGGCTCGTGCAAGCCAATGAGCGGGGCGGACTCAATGGACATGTGGCCCGTTGAACCATCGTTTTCCATCCACTGATTTACAAACCGCTTACCACGGAAGCCGGAGCACAACAGGTTTTCAATTTTCCCGTAGTGCCTTCGGCAGTCCATTTCCGTGTTGGTCAAAATCACACGATGTGAATCGAGATACGGAGTGGATGTCGGTGTTCCTGCTGACACAACGACGCGCTCACCCTGATAGGTGTACAGGTCAAGACTGAACCCGGGGTATGCGATGTGCCCGACATAGTCGGCATCCTGTCCTGCGATTTCGCGCGGGTTGATCATGCCGATGTCTACGCGTCGATTGTCGAGAAGGGCCTTGATCGTTGTATTCGCAAGGATCAGCTCCATTGCCTCAACATCCGCGACCAAAACGTTCGGCTTTTTGGAACCTGCGCGAACAGGAAGCAATGACCACGTTTGGAGATTGCCGATGATGTCGCCGGTTGATTCCGTCCAGCGCGCCGTTCCGGTAAGGGCGATTTTGTGGGCCACGGCCTGACCGAAGTCTACGGTATAGTCGACGCCTTTGCCGGTGACGGTAACTGTTCCGGAAATGAGGGCTTCTGCGAGCTGTGCCTCTTCGAGACGAATGATCCGATCTTCGATGTCAGCAAGTGCCTCGGAGATGAAGGCCGCAATCGGATCCGGGCCGGATTCGTATTGAGTCTGCCCTGCCAAGCGCTCGTCCACATCACTTGATGTGTAGTCGTAGAGCTCCTTGACGTACGGGGCGATGTGAATCAAATTTTTGAATCCACCTTTGCCGACGACGTGACCCTTATCCTGTCGATTCACATACCCGGCAGAAACTCGACCGCCGAAGATTTGATCGATCTCAAGGATCTTTGTACCGTGGATTTGCTCGCGCTTGACGAACATGCTTTGCAAAAATGTGGTCGGGCGCGGCCGCAACCGCACAAGCTCCAGCATCTCGCGCCTGGTGTACTGTCCAATAGGATCGGCCATGTTATGCTCCCATCACGTTCTCGTCGGCATCAGTTGTGTCAACGAAGCAATTTTTCAGTCTCATTTGGTCCACCACATCGGCTAGAACGGTGCCGGATGCGAAGGATAAACCTTGGCTTTGGAACGTTCCTGCCGTTGCAATGCATGTGGCCTGTGTCGCACCACTGCCGGTTGTCACTGCTTCGAGAGCCACACCATGGAATTTCTGCGATCCATCAGTTGCGGCCTTATCGAGAAGTTTCACTTGTCCGCTGCCGGCAGCGACGATCATGGTGAAAGATTCACCGACGATGAAATCTTGCGAGCCGTCGGCGATTGTGAATGTGATACCTCCGCCAACGAAAGCAACGGCAACGGTGGCAACGCCTACTATCTCTCCGCCAGGATCAATCACGTTGAATTTGCCACTATTCGATGCAGCGGTTACACAGATCGCTGTGTACGTTCCGACCTTCGGCGGCCCACCTGTGTTTACCAGTGCGAAGCCGGACATGACGCCGGTATTGGCAGCGTTTCCTGCCGCAGCCGCAGATGCCCCTGCCGCTACATCAACGCGGCCAAGGACTCCTCCGCGCGCGATGGTTTGGCTGATTGCGACCGTCGCCGCTTCTGTTCTTTCGAGGTACCTGACGAGGTTGTCTCTCGTCTTGGTTTCGATGATGGAATCGGACATTACTCACCTACCTTTCCGAAGGTGGAATCGTGAGCCTCAACGAGTTTATTCACTCGCCCCTTGCTCTCGACTTCAGAAGCGCCCGCGTTATCCTCGGGTGCGTTTGCGTTGATCTTGCCAGCGATTGCGGATGCTTCTCGACGGCCCTTACCAGCGTCTTCTACGGATCCTACTTGTGCAATCGCGACGATCGGCAGCAGCTTCATCGATACGCTTTCAGGAGTCGCACCGTCTTCGAATTTTAATCGGTCGATTTCCGCAGAAACTTTTTCCTTCACCGACGGAAGGGCAGATGCGAAACCATCGTTCAGGGACTCAATTGCCTTGATCCTGGCGCGTTCGCCTTCTGCGGCTTCCAGCTTTGCGGCTGCGATTTTTTCATTCATCGCTTTTTCTTCGGCCGCGATCTGCTCGGGAGTTTTTTCCATTTCAATTTTCTCCGTTTTCTCTTCGGCCTCGGCCGATATGCTCGCTTGTCGGGAAACCATTCCACCGGCAAAGCTGTGTTGATTATTCCTGTCTTGCGTAAAGGCGATGAACTCACCAAGGCTCATGACCTTGTCTACCATTCCAATTGATGCAGCCTCGGCCGCAACCTTCAATCCGCCCTGTCCAAAATCTGACAAAACTTTTTCGCGAGAAACACCTCGGTCCATAGCGACTGATCCAACGAAGACCTCCGCGAGGTCATCGACAAACTTCTGCTTGACGGCATATCCTTCAGGTGTGTCCACATTCACGCGCTTGAAGGGGGACTGTGATGATACGATCTCGATCGTTCGAATGCCCTTCTTGCGGTCCGCTTCCGTGGTGTCAACCATCGACATTACAGCGCCGATTGATCCTACTATGCCAGTCTCGGAAGAGACAATCGTATCAGTTGCAGCGACGATCCAGTATGCCGCAGATGCAGCCATCCACGTGAAACCGATTGTAGGCTTTTCAGATGCTCGCACCAATGATGCGAAATCGGAGATGCCTGTCACAGCTCCGCCAGGTGAATCCATCAGCAGCGCGATAGTGTGAACCGAAGGGTTCTTTTGCAGCGCCATGAATTCAGATGTGAGCGCAGACACTGACACCATTCCGGAAACATCAGAGAACAGTGTCGCGCGCGGGATGATCGGACCGTCGATCATCATGTACCCGACGCCGTTGTCAATACTCGAATAGTACGAACCTGGTACGCGCTTTCCGAACTGGTCATCACAATTCACGCGCTGTTCTTCGGCGCGGGCATGGAATAATGCGTATTTGTCATCTGACAAATCCTCACCGTCGACAACTGAAAGGATCGCGTCAAGTGCGGGCTCTGTTATTGCCCACGCATGGCGCGTGATTTCTTCGATGAGTTTCGCCCTATGCATTCTGATTATCCTGATTCTCTTCTTCGTCTTTTTGTCCGTCAGGGCCGACCATCTCATTCGGATCCGGTGACGACTCAAGACCAAGTGCTTTCAATTTTGATTCTTCGCGCGCACGCTTGTCCATTGCGCTATCCCACCGGCCTCCCTGCTGTGTCTGGTAGATTTCCTCATGTGTCGACAGGTACGAATTCAGGTTGATTACGTTCGCCTTTGCCTCGCGAAGCGGGTCAAGGGATCCCTGTCCAGTGCCTACCCACGCGGACCGCGTCCACGCCATTCGATATGCGTAGTCATCAAAAAA